GTAAAAAATGGCTATTAAGGGAATAGTTTAGTAGGGTACTCGAAACACTATTATTGCCACAGAAAGGTTACTTATGAAAAGAGTAGGAAACATCTATCACAAAATATACGAAAAAGATAACATCAGACAGGCTATCTTGTCAGCAAGTCAAGGCAAAAGACATAAGCGCGGAGTCATGAAAGTTTTTGAAAACATAGACAAAGCAATTGACCTTGTACATGACATCCTTAAAAATAAAACGTATATCCCTAATCCATATTGGGAATCAGTCCTAATAGACGGAGCGAGTAAGAAAGAGCGAATTATTTATAAACCAAAGTTCTTTCCTGATCAAGTGATTCATTGGTGTTTAATGAACATCATCAAACCGCAAGTTGTACGCGGTATGTATAAATGGAATTGTGCTTCGATTCCAAGTCGTGGCACGATATACGCAAAGAAGGCAACTGAGAAATGGATACGTACAGACCAAGCAAATACACGGTACGCACTTAAAATTGATATTAAGAAGTATTATCCAAACATCAACAAAGAAACGTTAAAATCGAAATTCAGGCGTGTAATCAAAGACCCAGATGTATTGTGGTTATTAGATATCATTATCGATAGTCATCATCTGGGAATACCTATTGGCAACTACACATCACAATGGTTTGCAAATTTCTATTTACAGGATTTAGATCACTACATTAAACAAACTTTAGGAGCAACCTATTACGTAAGATATATGGATGATATGGTCGTTTTCGGAAGCAACAAAAAGAAATTACGAAAAGACAAAATGCTCATTGAGAAATTCTTAGAAAACGAAAGTTTAACAATCAAAGAGAATTGGCAGGTGTTCAATATAGACAAACGTCCACTCGACTTCGTTGGATATGTATTCAAACGCGATAAGACGTTTGTCCGTAAAAGGATTACGGCAAGGATGAGGAAAAGGTATTTAAGATTCGAAAGACAACCAACAAAACATTTAGCATGCAGCATGATGAGTTATTTAGGTTGGCTTATGCATTCGGATTCTTACATTTTGTATAAGAAGTATTTTAAAAATATAAAACTTATGAAGGAGTTTATCAGACATGGAAATTAGAAAAATTAAACAAGAATCAACGCAAGTACCAGATGATACAGCTATCAGACATCTAAGTGGTACAATTTATGAACTCATCGGTAACGAGAACGTCACGCCAAAACAAAAAATCATGGACGGCGAAGAAGTGACAGTGTATGAGTCTGAATTGACACACATCACAACGTCAATTACAAGACGCGACGAGATGATTTCCGCACTTATTAGATTGAGATACACCCAAGACACTGAATTTGCACTCGTCAACAAAGGCATTCTAAATGCACAAGACCCAGAATACTTAGCTTATAGATCATACGTGGACTTATGCAAAGAGCAATCCAATACGTATTACGGCAATTAGCTAGAATATGGAGTTGGACAAAACCATATCTTACATGGAAGATGTTTCCAATCGTTTTAAGCATATGGGTTTTAACTAATGGTATATGGTATGTATTGGCCTTCATGAACATTGGGTGGATTTCATGGGCTGCAAGGGCTTATTTAGCATTCCTATATATGCCATTCACTCCAGAGAAAATCATCATTGTTATATTTGCGCCAATTATTTATAGATTCATATACAGAGAAGACTTTAAAAAGGAGAATAAAAATGACACAATCGAAAGCAAGAGCTAAGGTTCACGATGTCTTAATTAAGACAGGCCCTGGCATAGAAGATTTCGGATACATTCCTTTAGGTCAAGTTAAAGTTAACGGAGTACCGCTCGCAGAACTCATCGATCAAACCAAAGCTGACGCTAGTAAGAGATTGGATGTATTAGAAAAAGAATCATCAGAACTAAAAAAAGAAAATCAAAGACTCGAAGATGAAGTCAGAAAAACACTCGATGAAAACAAATCATTGCGTGAAAGATTAGACAAGTTAGAAACCGTCTTCGAAAAAAATATAAGGGAGTGGCTCACAAGATGAAAAAATTAATCAGCGGACTATTCAATGTATTTATTTACGCAAACTTAATATTCGCACTAGCTAGTGCAACATATGCCGCGCTTCCTGCAGAATATCAAGTGTTACAAGGATTAGATATTCACTTTATCTTAATCGGTGGTGGGACTACAACACTTCTGGGAAGCGCTGGGCTCTATTTTAAACACTTAATGGCTAAACATGACATAGAAGTCAAGGACACCACAAACACCGCTCTAGAGAAGTTTCTAACGCTAACTAGAGAATATGCACGACTTAGCAAAGAAAACCAAGACATTAAGTCGTTGGTTCAAATGTTGATAACGAAGCAAGATCAAACCAATAAACTGCTAGAGACAGATTTGTCCGCCAAACTATCGAACCCTTTAATTGACGAAACTGTTAAGGCTCTGATAGAAGGTGTGTTGAATGAAAAGTAAAATCCTAAGAATACTAACCCTATCGCTACCGCTTCCAATTTATTTATTCTTGAATGCTGTTCTATTTAGTGTCACGCCAGATGTGACGATCAACGCAAAGATAGAAGACATCCAAGTTATTAACTACATTGAAGAAGACACGTACTTTATCTACTCTAACGAAACAACAACGTTTGAAGGCGGATACACTGTATTATTTAATGGCATGATTGGAGCAGTGATTGAATCTGGGGATATCATACGCGTTGGGTACACATATTATGACTATACCGAAAACAAAGAAGGTGTCATGGAACTTGTCAATCTTAAACTCATTGAGAAACAACAAAGTTATAAAATTCCTGTGGCGTTCTTTATATCCGCCTTAGGCGTTCTGATCGTCGCATTAGTTGTTATGGGTAAAATGGATATCATGAAGACATACCCTAGAATATCAGCTTTAATTGCACTATCTACAGGGACACTTGTTTTATATATCATTGATACGATTGTGTCTAATCTGTTAGGGGTATTTATTGTTGCTACTGTGTCATGGGCTATTTATTGTATTGAATACACGTTCGCGCACGGGAAGATAACTAAAACAGAAAAAGAAAAGAAGACAAACGATTTAACAGCTCTTCTAAAGGCGGCACTCAATGAATAAATTATTAGACAACGTATACAAGTACTCAGTATGGATTGTTACTTCACTTGCAATTATCGGCTACTTTGCATACAAGACACTTACGTTTGACGGTTCGATTGAATCTGTTTTAAATTCATGGGATACATGGACAAACCTTGCATTTATTATCTTCTTGAATATTACGGTTCAATCTGGAGCAATTGATTCCGGTATATCGAATGGTCTGTCAAGTGAAGAATTCGAACTTGCGGATAAATTAAATAACAAGATCATCGGAAGCGTGAACAATGAAATGGATGATTTTAGAGTATTCATTAAGAAGTTGAACAAAGCAGAACTTCTAAGAATGCAAGAAGACTTCCTATTTGCTGTCGGAGATAAGAAGGTCGAAGATCTATCCGATAAAGAATTAAAGAAGTTTAAGAAGTTGAAGCCGATACAGCATAACGTGTATGGTTTTAATCTCCCTCTATTCTATGAATTGACAAGAGACGGCAAAATCAACTACAGGGCGTCATTTAATAGAAACAAAGGTAGAGCTAAAGCTAGGGTCATGAAAATCGTTTCTGGTGTCATGTTTGGTGGTTTAACCATTAATATGGCATTCAACACGACAGGTCTAGGAGAAGCTTTAGTGAGTGTACTTATTATTGGTATAGGACTCATGTTAACATTTGTGATGTCGTTTGTGCCCTACACATTTAAATTAAGGTTTGATTTACCTAAAAAGGTTATCTTAAAAAAGACTCTATATGATTCTTACATTGATTACAAAACGGGAAGTCATAAACTCGTTAAGGTTAACCAAGAAGTCAAATTAAAAGATGAAGTTATCGAAGTAGTAAAACCAGAAGAAACTAAACCAGAACAAGCGTCTAAAGAATAGGCGCTTTTTTATTGTAAAAATATAAAAATAAAATGCAACCAAAAG